CATTCGGTTCCCGGCGTGCTGAATCCGGTGTTATCGTCGCTCTGCAACACGATTGATGCATTCGTCGCCGTGCCCGTGATGGTTTGCACCCAGAGCCACGCAAAGCCCCCGTCAGCGCCAGCAGCGCCCAAGTCAATGTACGCTGGGCTGGTTTGCGCCCCCGTTGCACTGAAGGTTCCCGTCCATACGCGTAGACCGCGCTTGATCCCAACGCCCTGAAACCATGAACCGTTAGCCGTGATGATGCCGCCGGCTTCTGCGTTGATTGTCAGCCCTTCCGTATTCGTTGCCCGTGCAACATAGGCAGGACACGCTTGCGTATCGGTGCCGAACAGCGCACCAACATACAGCGTCTCACCGTTGGCAATCGAGTCGTAAATCTCCTTCTCGAAGTAACCGGCTCCCGCAGATGCCCCGCTGTCAAAATACCCCTGCTGGGTGATGGTGCCTTCGCCATCGAGCAGCAGGTTGACCGCACCTGTGTCCTGAAACGCCGTCACGTCTTGCGTACCGTTGGTCAATGCAACCTCAAGACTGTTGGACTGACCGCTGAAGTCCCATTCATTCACCAGAAGCCGCGTGTAGCGCCCCTTGCGTGCTGTCATGCTGTCACCTCCACCTCTGCCACAATTGCCACATACGGCGTATCACCGAGTAGCGTCTCTTCAACCCGCAAGGTGTAACTATCCACCACCCCGCCTTCCAACGCCGTTGCGAATGCATCCAACATCTCGGTCGCATTTGTCCATTTGCTCTGCGCCGTAGACTGAAGAACGGGTTCCACCACCAGAACAAGATTGAGACGATACACGCGCAGATTGCTGATTGAACCGAACGTTGCAATCGAACCTTCACCCGTAGGCAATGCGGGGAACAGGCACGGTAGGTCTGCGCTGCCAATCTGTTGCGGCTGGTAGGTGTAGGTACGCTTGACGCCTGTGACCGTAAGCCCTGTCAACGCCGCCAACGTGGTCGCCCAGCTCATACGATGCTCCTGTAACCGTCAAGCAACTTGGCGGCGTCCTCGGGCATGGTTTGCGGCAGAATCGTGCCGCCGCTGGCGATGATGGTTCGGTCGCCGTCTAGCAGGTTGTCCTTACGCCGGTACAGATACGCAGCCAGAATCGTTGTCGCTTGCTTCACGGCTGCCGGAACCGTTGTGCTGTATCCCCATTTGCCCGCAATGGCAATCTCGCCCGTAATGCCGTCCCAGGAATAGGTTGACGCGCTATCCAACTTGAGCGCATACCACGGTGACACGTTACGCGGCATGGTCGTGTACTCGGTGCCGGCAATGACGACTGAATCCCCGTTGGTGACCGTTGTGACAGAACACAAGTCCGCATCGAGATAGAGAATGCGCCCATCGTAGCAATTCTCATCGAAGTAGCGCGTGCTATCCGCCGCCGGTGCGAAGGTGCGCCCCGTGTATGCGTCTACCCACGCCTGGGCAGTTGCGATGGCGTCATTCAGTAGCGCGCCATGTTCGCTTGATGTAATGCCCAGATATTCGCTCAGTTCCTCAATCGTCGTGTAGGCCATTACTCAGTAGCCCCCATATGCCGCCCGTTCTGCGTGCGACTTGCCACCTTGTCCAGCCAGTGCACCATCGCACCGCTATCGAATACCGCCTTGATAAACGTCCAGTCGCTGGCGTAATGCCCCGGCGTGAACGCGTGTTTGCACTGTTGCCATGTATGTCGGCGCACAATGAAACTGCTGCAACCCTGCTTGCCCTCGGCCACCCCCCAGCGCCAGGTGCTGTCATTCGGCAGAATCCCCAACTCGGAGCCGTGATCCATCTTTACCATGATCACGTCCACTTCCGGCTTCTCCTGAGAAATTGTCTTCACCCAGTGCGCCAGCGTCGGCAGGATGCATTCATCGTCATCATCCAGAATCCAAACCCATTCACCTACCGGCGTGTACGCGGCAAATGCGTCATATGTCGCACCGATACCGACACCTGCCGCGTCTTCAAAGATGACGTGTCGGTACAGGCTACTTGGCAGGTTTGCTACGCTTTTGCGGTTTCGTTCCAGCGCCTTCGGACGCTTGTGCGTGCGCGTCAGGACTTCCAGTAACATAGCCCGCCCGTTCCAGTTCGCTTGCCAAGTCAACCGGCAGGTCGTACTCGTTGCCGACCTCCAGCCGTACACTCTGCCGATTGACGGATACCGTCACATTCTGCGCTGCAACTACTTTCATTGTCTGCCCCAGTCCACTGACAGACGGCCATAGAATCTGCCCGTCCTCTACATGCCCGCACAACACGCCGAAATGCGCCCATTGTTCCACATTGTGAGATATGCAATCGCGGGCAAATGGGACATCCGGCGCTGTCGCCCCCGTCGCTGCCCCGTCGTGAAACGGAAACCGTTCCACTATGTCACGGCGTATCAGCGTGCAACCGAACCCGACACCCGACACTCGGATAGGTTTGCCTGTCGTGATGTCGGGCATACGGCGTGGGTGCAAGGATAGACTTTCGCCCAGGGCGCGTGTCCCGTTGTATTCCCATGCGTTGAGCATCTTCGTTCCGTGCCTGAGCAGGTAGACGCCATAGGCTACGGGAACATCCAGCGCAACCAGTTTGTCGAGTGCGTCCACGGGCGGAACCATGTCATGTTCGACCGTTAGCAAGGCGTCCCAGTTGCCGGCAAGGAACACGTCGCGAAGGTGCTGATAGGACGCCACTACGTTACGCAAGTCAGGCGCTGGATATGGATTATGGTCTATGACCTCCCATTGTCCCGCCCCATTCATGGCACGGACGGCTGTGACCGTTTCCGGTCGCAACTTATCCGCGTAGGTCGGCGTTCCTATCAGCACGTTCATTCGCTATGCGCTCGGGTGAGTCGCGTACTGAATTGCCTCGGCTTGCAGCACGCCGAAGACCGCATCAAACCAGAACCACATTCTGGTTTGCCCCGTTGCAGCCGCCGTGTACGGGTCATTCAGTATCTGAATGGACGTGCCCTGGCGGAAGCCCATGAAGTTGAAGTTGCCAAAGAGCAGCGACTTGGCCGATGCTCCCAACGCCGTGGCGTAGCTGGAGCGGTGAACCGGATAGCCGAAGCCCGGCGTTTCACCAGCAAAGCCCGGGTTGAACGTGAATTGACTCGTACCGAACAACTGGCGCAGATACGAGTAGGTGGTCGGGTGCATGATCCATGCAGCGCCGTCCTGGTACTCCGGCATGAGTTTGCCTTCGAGTTCGGGGATCTCGCCCGCCCCGATTGCCGCGGCGGCGTCCAGCGTCAAGCCCGCCGTGCCATTTGCCAGCGCCTCGGTGATCAACAGGCTGTTCTCCGTCGCCGCTACACCACGGGCGACCCAGTCGTTGACGAACGCCATCAGGCTTGCATCCTCGTCACGCAGCAGCTCCCAGCTGAGCGTAATGTACTTGCCGTACTTGACAAGCGTCATCGCCTTCTGGCTGATTGCTGGGGCATCCTGACCGATGTTGCCGGCCTCGGCAACTGACGTGAAGAGCACGTCCGCTTCAGCGTCAATCGGCACGTTGACCGTGAGTCCCTTGCCGGGGATGTTGCGTAAACCCAGTTTGGGAACCAACGACATTTCGTCGCGCCGTGCGATGATCTGGTTGTACAAGCCGGTCGGCACGGCATAGCCGCCGTCTGCCGGCGTACCGATGTTCATGTCGGTGTTGTTGTACGCCTTGATTCCACCAGCGTCGCCGGTGCGCAGGTAGTGCGCGAATGCCTTGACTTCCGTATCGCCCAAGCCCGTCTTGTTGACGTTGGGCATGGCGATGGGTTGCTCGTTTACCACGGGCTGCGCTGCCAGCGCCGCCTTGACCGCGGAATCCACCGCGGCTTGAATCTCTGTTGCGTCCATTTCTGGAATCTCCTGTGCTTCTGGAACCTCGGTAAAGGGCAGTGGCTCCTCAATCGCCGGTGGCTCTGCGGGCGCGCTACCCGCCTCTGGCTCCGTGGCCTTGATCTCGTTGCCTGTATCGTCATCGGGAATTGCACCCGTTAGACTCTTGATGCTTACCATGTTGCGCGGTTCTGCCGGGGTCGGCGTCAATGAGGCGTCAAGGCCAAGCGGCCAATGCGTGATCCGCATTGCCTTGCCCTCAGGCTCCCTTTCTACAAGGTTTGGCGCCGTTCCGCTTGACCAACCCAACTTGCCCTCTTCAGCCAGCGCGTAGACTGCCCGCTCGTACTCGTCGCGCAGTTTCAATTGCGCCTCGACCCATACGCCTACATCGTCTGAAGTCAGCGTGGCGCTGCCGAGTTTGCGCCGTTTCAGGTTGCCATCCAGCCCGTGCTGATAGTACACGGTGGACTTTGCCGGAAACTCGGCGTCAAAGTCAGTGCGCGCATCGAAGAAATCGCCGGTCAGGTCGGGCGCGTTCTGGTCGGTGAATCGCACCAGATAGCCCGCCACGCGCCCGTCTCCCAGCGCCTTCACCTCGTTGCCCAACGTCTCCACCACCATGAAATTGGTCATATGTGAACCGATGTCACCCATTATCTCTACCGTCCCATCTGCCTTGTAATGCAACCCGGCGCGCACGTGGTCTTGACAAAAGAAATGCGATTTCCCTGCTCTCTTCCATCGCGAACCATCTTGCGTTTCGTAGGTGTCTGCAACCATCCAGTATTCTTCTGTGTCAATCTTTCCGCACACTTCGCACGGTTTTAGTGCTTTCAAGTCACGTATACTTGCCATTGTTACCCCCTCGCCAGTGCGTTATGAATCGCCCGGCGAAACCTCTCCACGATTTCATCACGATGTTTCTCGATTGCCTTGCGGTCTGTACCCCACCGCCCGCGGTGTATGCGCGCCTGGAATTGATGCGATTGCACCCACGGCGCGTAGGTGACATTTGTTCCTACAATGCCCATCACGCCGTTCGGTGACGCCTTGACCTTGCGCGTCCAATGTTTGCTCAATTGCTCGGATGTTTTGCGCCGCACGATCCCTCGTGAGTTCGCCATGCCGAAACCGCGCCGGTACAGGCTGCCGGGAATCGCAGGCGGTTCAATCATCATTTCGTTTTGTATCAGGCTCACGGACTCTTCCATTGGTGCGCGCAAGACGCGCACGCCCTCGACCTTGCCCAGCTTGCGTATGAGTTCGTCAACCCCCTCGATGCGGATGGTCATTGCAATGGCTCCATCGCATTCGCCACCGGCGCTAGTCTGCAACGACAATTGACGTGAAACGGCGGTTTGTCATCATCCCCCGCGTCGACCGGAATGAAACGTTTGTCGCCCTCAACACGGTCAAGGCATATCTGGCACGTAATGTCATCGTTCGTGACCATGATTTCCATCATGCGTACGCCGGCCTCTTGATAGGACGCCTGCGCCCCGTTGGCATAGGCGCGCGTCGTTTCGGTGACCGCTATCATGTTGGCGCGTCGTTCACCAAACATCGGGCGAACATCGTCAATCAAGGACTGCAACGGTTCCCCGTTTTGCGTGTACCGGCTGACGGCTTCCTGTAGCGCCCGTCGCGTGTTGTCCGTGATGCCGCCGACCAGTTCATAGGAATAGCGACTCGCCGCCTCCCGTGCGTGCGCGCTGGCAAGCGTGTAGTCGAATCCGATGCTGCCCAACTGGTCAATTGCCACGGTTACACCCAGGTCGCTACTGTCAATAAGAACTCTCTCGAGTACGTCACGGAACTTGGCGCGCCCTCTTTCCAACCGCGTCGCCCAGCCCTCGATCTCCGCCTCAGACATGCCCGGCGGAAATACTTCCCGCAACCATTCGCGCAAGCCCTTCTCGATTCGTTTGGCGTTGATTGCCTCCATCTCGGTTGCGATGGTGTTGTAGGCGTCAGGGTCACTCGGGTCGAGTTGCAAGCGCACGGCCTTATACCAGTCACGGATACTCTCCCCGCCAAAAGGGGCGGCGCTATGGCCTAGCAGCGCCTCCTTATCCGTATCGCTCAGGATGTCCGACTTGAACGCCGTTACATCCGGTTCCTTGCGTTTGGCCGCCCATCGTTTGAACCTTGCCGCTTCCGCTTCCCGTTCCTGTGCGTCCGCATCATCTTGCGACGTTGCATCCATGCCCACTGGTTGCAATTGCATGGGTTGAGGTTCCGGGTCAAGGTCTTCGTAGTCAATCCCCTCCGGTAGGTCAATCCCGAGTATCTGCGCGGCAATGGACGGCTTTACGCCAGCACCCACATAGGCGGCGAAACTGGTCGCCCGCTCGTTTTCGTCTGCCTGATAGACGGGCAACTGTTCTGGGCGGAACTCGAACCGGTAGCCAATCGGGCCAAACAATTGCGCGTTGAGCGCACGCTGTATCAATTTGCCGGCAGGTAGCAC